AGGATGGTATGAATAAAGAAGTACCAAGCATAGATATTAAATCAAATAAACGAAGAAATGATTTAAATCTAGATGCAGAACCTGTAATGCCGATGTTACCACTAGAACAAGTTACTCCTCCTAAAGAATTAATGGCAGGAAAGAAACCTTTACCAGGACAGCAAACACTACCAGGAGATTTCCCTACTACAGGTGAGATAAATGATAAAGAAGCAGCTGACAGGTATGACGATGATCTAGAAGAAAAGGTAATACAGGTAGACGAAGATGTATTCATCGGTTAAAGAACTACCTTTTAAAGAATTAATGGAGATTATAAATGCAAACAATGGATTCTTCTATAGCAAAGACTCAAAAAAGAAACTTAACAGATATGCAGGAGAAGTTTCTAGATGTTTTGTTTACAGAAGCACAGGGAAACCCCAGAGAAGCAGCTAGAATTGCTGGTTATTCTGAACACAGTTATCCTAAAGTCATTAGAAATCTCAAGAAAGAGATAACAGAGTTAGCGGAAACCCATTTATCTACTCACTCTGCCAAAGCGGCTACTAGGTTAACATCCTTACTAGACGAAGACGGCACTACACCGCAGGCAAGTATTCGTCTAGCAGCTGCGAACTCGTTATTAGACAGAGTTGGTATAACAAAGAAAGATCAGCTAGACATAAACATGAAATCATTACACGGAATTTTTATATTACCACCAAAAGATGGAACCAATAAAGATAAAGAAAAGAGCTAGAGTAGTACCTTTCGGCTTTAAACAAGCTGAAGACCCACACTACTTAGAGCCNNTAACAGAAGAATTAGATGCTCTTAGACAAGCAAAAGAATATTCAAAGACTTGTTCACTAAGAGAGACTGCACAATGGCTACATAGAAAAACAGGAAGATACATATCACATGTCGGACTTAAAAAAAGATTTGAACGAAGTAACACCACCGAAACCCAAGAAAGTAATTCGACAGAAAGCCAAGAAGTCAGTAACACAGATTCTAGCTCGCACTCGTAAGAAAGTTGCAAAGGCAGAACAATCATTACGTTCTGCTAAACGTCACGCAGAAAATACCAAAAGTAAACTGTTAACTATTAACAAAGCACTAACTGGTAAAGAGACGCAACTACTTAGTGAAGACATAATCGAGAGTGCACCTAAGACAGTACAAGAGCATATCAACCAGCAAGATGTAATCTTTAAGCCCAACGGTGGCCCACAGACACAATTTCTTGCAGCTTCCGAAAGAGAAGTTTTTTATGGTGGAGCAAGAGGTGGTGGTAAATCATATGCGATGCTAGTAGATCCACTTCGCTATTGTACAAAAGCAAGTCATAGAGCACTCCTAGTGAGGAGGACTATGCCAGAGTTAAGAGACTTAATTCAAAAGTCTCAACTATTATACTCGAAGGCATATCCTGGTGCAAAATGGAGAGAACAAGAAAAAGAGTGGCGATTCCCCTCGGGGGCAAAGATCGAGTTTGGTTACGCAGAAAACATGACGGATGCGTTAAGATACCAAGGTCAGTCTTACACATGGATAGGAATAGACGAACTTCCACAATATCCTTCGCCAGACATATATAACTTTCTAAGATCTTCTTTAAGATCGGTTGATAAAGATATACCTGTATACTTGAGAGCAACAGGTAATCCTGGTAATGTTGGTTCACAATGGGTACGAGAAATGTTCGTAGACCCTGCCGAACCAAATACTGCTTTCAATATAGGCATTGATACGCCTAATGGAAAAAAATATATAACAAGAAGATTTATTCCCGCTAAGTTGCAGGATAATCCGTATTTGATGCAGACAGATGATTACTATGTCATGCTTGCATCTTTACCAGAAGCACAGCGTAAACAATTCCTGGATGGAGATTGGGATGCATATGAGAACTCAGCTTTTCCAGAATTTGATAAAAGGATCCATGTTGTGGAACCTTTTGAAATACCTAGAGGCTGGTATAAGTTTCGTGCTGCTGACTGGGGTTACTCTTCTCCTGCTTGTGTGTTATGGTTTGCTGTTGATTATAATAATAATCTATGGCTTTATAGAGAACTATATACTAAGAAGGTTACAGCGGATCACTTTGCAAGACAAGTCATAGGTATGGAGCATGGAGAACATGTCCATTACGGGGTCTTAGACGCTAGTACATGGGCAAGACGAGGTGATGTGGGCCCAAGCATCGCAGAAACTATGATACAGAATGGTTGCAAGTGGAGACCATCAGATAGATCTGCTAAAAGTAGAATTAATGGTAAGTTAGAAATACATAAAAGATTAAAAGTAAATGATGACGAGCCAGGTATAAGAGTGTTCACTAATTGTAGAAATTTAATTAGAACAATAGGATCACTACCAATTGACGATAAAAATCCCGAAGATGTAGATACAACAGCTGAAGACCATGCATATGATGCATTAAGATATGGATGTATGAGTAGACCAACGCATCCTAAATTTGCAAATAGATTTGGTTCTTCTATGCAAAATACTTTTGAAGTATCAGATAATAAATTTGGATATTAATGTCAAAAAGAAAAGTTTTAGAATTAAGTAAACAAAATTTTCCCTACAACTTAGTAGTTGCATATTGGGAAGATATTGTCGGTTCATGCGAGTGGTCGGACATATCAGATATAAAAAAATCAAAGACTGCAGTATGCTGTAGCTTTGGCTGGCTAGTAGAACAGAATGAAAAGACTACTGTGATAATGGCAGATTTTATATTTGAAGATAACGGAGCAATAAAGCAGGGCGGTGGGCATACAGTTATACCTACCAAGAATATAATTAAGATTAAGAAAATTAAAGTTTAACAGGAGAACAACATGAATACATTTGACCCAAAGTCTAAAGTTAAGCAAGGTCAGTTTAGTGATGCACCTGATGGGAAAAACCCAAACAGGGAACATACTAATATTGACTTTTCTAAACATGCACCTAAGAAATATCAAGAGTTTGAATATGATGTTACTATGACATCGGAAGCAGGTTCTAAGCATGTAGATAATGCTGTATTTACAATGGCAGACGAAAAGGATTATTAATGAATGAAAATAGTTTAGGTAAAAAAAGTAATTTTATACCTGAAGTTTTTGCAGGTGCTAATAATATTAAAGATAGAGACTTAAAAAAAGCATCTAAGCAAAAATATACTATGGATCAATTTAAAGTTGAAAATATCAACTTTGGTAAAAACAAAAACTACGGACAAATAAATTTATTAAAAACTAATAAATTATACTAATCGGAGGAAACAACTATGATGAAAAGATATATGGAAGGAGAACTTGCACCTGATGCACCGAAAAAATCTAATGAACCTTTAGAGTTCAGCGGTGGTTACAGTGGCCCTAAACTAGGCCCTGATGTAGAAGGTAAAGCTAAGAAAGCTAATAACAAAGTTAATCCAGCAATCTTTAGAATGGCTGAAGAAAGAGACTACTAATATAGATGCACGAAGAAGAACATAAATCAGCAGAGGAAGTTAGTGAATCAAAACCAATCATTGGTCATATAAGAGAGAAGTTCTATCAATCAGAAAATTCTAGATTATATGATGAGAAAAGATGGTTACAAGCGTATAGAAACTATAGAGGTCTATATGGCCCAGAAACGGTTTTTAGATCAAATGAAAAATCAAGAGTATTTGTAAAAGTTACAAAGACTAAAGTTCTTGCTGCATTTGGTCAGATCATTGAAGTATTATTTTCTAGTGGTAAATTTCCATTAGGTATTAATCCTACACAAGTACCAGAAGATATACCAGAGTACGCACACTTAAAACCTAAACAACCTCAACAGCAGCAACCACAAGAGCCTCAAGATCCATATGGATTTAAAGGTGATGGTAGAGAAATACCACCTGGTGCTACTGCTGATATGTTAATGAAAAATCTAGCACAAGAGTTTGAGAATGTAGGTTTTGATGAAGGCCCAGCAAATCAAGGTGAGCCACAGATAAAACCAGCAGAGATGGCAGCTAAACATCTAGAAAAATTATTGCATGATCAATTAGAAGAATCTAGTGCTATAACAGTTTTAAGACATGTGTTCTTTGAACAATGTTTATTAGGAACTGGTATATTAAAAGGCCCATTTAGTTTTGATCATACATATCATTCATTTGATACAGCTGATGATGAAGAGGGTAATACAATAAATGTACACTCTAAAAAAATTAAAACAGTACCAAAAGTAGAAGCAGTATCATGCTGGGATTTTTATCCAGATCCAAATGCTACAAGCATAGATGATTGCGATTATGTTATTCAAAGACATTCATTAAATAAACAGCAGTTTTCTGATTTAAGAAAGATGCCATACTTTGATGAATCAGCAATTGATATGTGTTTAGAAGAAGGTGCTAACTATCAAGTTAGAGGTTATGAATCTTCTTTATACAATAGAGAAACTGTAGAAACTATTTATAAAAATAGATATGAGGTATTAGAATATTGGGGTGTTGTATCTAAAGATATGGCAGAAGAGTGTGGGATAGAAAGTGACAAAGAAGTAATAAGTGTTAATGCATGGATATGTGGTGGTAAAGTTTTAAGAATGGTAGAGAATCCATTTGAACCAACTAGATTACCTTTTATGGTTTGTCCATATGAATTAAATCCTTATCAATTCTTTGGTGTTGGTGTTCCAGAAAATATGGAAGACTCACAACAAATTATGAATGGTCATGCAAGAATGGCTATTGATAATTTAGCACTATCAGGTAANTTNGTATTTGATGTAGATGAAACACAACTNGTACCTGGACAGGATATGAAGATTTTNCCTGGTAAAATATTTAGAAGACAAAGTGGNCAACCAGGAACATCTATAAACGCAATTAANTTTCCTAATAGTACACAGGAAAATATGATGATGTTTGATAGATTTAGACAGCTAGCTGATGAAGCTACTGGTATACCATCGTACTCACATGGTGCAACAGGTATACAATCTACNACTAGAACTGCTGCAGGTATGTCAATGCTAATGGGTGCAGCAGCTTTAAGTATTAANACAGTAATTAAGAATATAGATGATTATCTATTAAAGCCCCTAGGTGAAAGTTTATTTCATTGGAATATGCAATTNAATGCAGACATTCCAATAATCAAAGGTGATCTTGAAATAAAAGCAAGAGGTACATCTTCATTGATGCAGAAAGAAGTAAGATCACAAAGATTAATGACATTTATGCAAACAGCAGCTAATCCTGCTTTAGCACCTTTTGTTAAATGGCATACATGTTTAAAAGAAATAGCAATAGCATTAGATATTGATCCCGATCAACTAGTTAATGATCCAGAGAAAGCAGCTATCTATGCACAAATAATGGGAATGGCAAATGGAAATCAAAATAATACAACCCCTGCTGGAGAACAAAGCCCTATGGGCACAACTGGAAAAGCACCTCCTGGTGCTTCAATCACAGATCCAACAGGAAATGGAGGTGGCAATATCGGAGTCGGCAATATACCGATGCCAGGGGAAGCTGGTTTTACTTCGCCAGTTGATCAATCTCCCGATAGCAAACAAACGCAGTAAAGAGGGTGATTAGTGGCTGTACAATTTAGTTTATCATATGATGCAAATGGAGATCCAGTATTGGTAGAAAATACTGTTACTGGAACTAGAAAAGTTGTAGCTGGTACTACGCCAGTAGTCGGTGAGTTTAAACCTAGATTTGAAAAGCCAGATGATAGTACTGATAGTGATGATGGTGATACTACAGAAAAAGGTAGTGATATATATAGATACATTAATGAAATGGAGAATAATGCAGACAATGATTTAAACTTATCATTTGTAGATAAACAAAATTTAGGAGCATATACACAAGAAGCTATAGAAGCTAAAGGTAAACCAAAAACTCGTACTCAAGAAGTTATGGAAACTATAGCGTTAGCTATGATACCTTATGGTAATGCAGCTAAAACAGTAGTAAAAGCACTAGCTAAAATATTACCAGAAGAAAGCGAAGAGATAAAATCTATTAAACAATTTTATGCAACTCCAGAAATGACATCATTAGTTGATAATATACCAGGTATGTCAAATTACAATTTAGTATATGGTAATCCACTTAATCCTAGTTATGGTTTATCAGGTGCTGCAACAAAAAGAACAAATACTATAGCAGGTACTTTAGCAAATAAATATGGTATGACTGTTAAAGAAATAGAAC